TCAGCAATACCTTTGCGGGCGCGGGTTTCCTCAACCGTCATAAGGCTAGCTAACTCTGCACGTTGGTCGGCCAACTGCTTGGCGTATGCCTCGCGAGCCTTTTTTGCCTCTTTGGTTTCTGGCGTGGCTAGTTTTGCTTTTGGCAAAGAAATTAGTGGTGACATTGGCAAAGAGTCTATGTCTTTTCCCCTAAAGGCAAACAAGGCTTTGTTGTAACGCTCTTGGGCTTTTGCCAAACCGTTAGTCAATTCTTCGTTTTTGCCGTATAGAGAAATTCTATTGTTAAACTCATCTAAGGCGTCTTTTGCATTAATTAATTCGCTTGCGTATTTAGCGAGTTCTGTTCTACCCTTAGCACCGTCAACATTAAGAACTTCAATGCCTTTAGCAACAAAGGAAAATGCTTTGGCAAGTTTTGAAGTGGCGCCAAGCAACTGGTCCATGCTTCCAACGGTTGTCATAATTGCGTTTTTAATTCGCGTCATAGACCCGTCAACAGTCACAGGCAAAGTTTGGAACTGCCTTTCTAAATTTTTTGAGCCAGCAGTAAAACCTTCAATAAATACGGTAGTTGTTATTAAACCCTCGTCAGCCATTTTTTTAAGTTCGCCGCGAGTTTTGCCTAGCCCCTTAGAAAGCACATCGAGAATAGCTGGAGCCTGCTCTGCAACGGACATAAATTCCTGCCCTCGCAATGCGCCAGCAGCAAATCCCTGTCCTAATTGAATCAAAGCGGCCTCTGCGGATGCGCCTTTAGCACCAGAAATTGCTAAAGCCTTACCAATACCACCAGTTAATTCAACAAGTTTTTCCTGAGATACACCTAGGTCTATTGTGCTTCTGCGTAATGAAGAATAAAGGTCAACAGTTTGTTCAAAACTTGACCTTGTATTTTGCGCGGTTGCAAATAGCTCTTTTTGAACCGCTGTAAATTCTTGCGTGCTGCTAGAGACCAACCTAAGTCTTGCGGTAACAGATGTGTAAGCATCTGCAAGCGCTATGGTGTCTTTTATAATTACACCAGTAATTAATCCGCTTATTGCGCCCTGCACACTAAAAACTGCGCTTCTAAGACCGCCCAATGAACTTTTTACAGACCTAAACCCTTTATCGGTATCGTCTATCGCTCTTATTCGAATGTTTACGTCATTTGCCGCCATTTTTTTCTTCCTTTAGCTGGAAATACGCAAGCCACTCGTTCAACTCTGTAACTGGGATTTCCTCAATCTCTTGAATCGTCTTGTGCAGGCGGTCTGCAAGTCCAATCATGTTGAACCGCAAACTGTCTGCCTTTAGTCGTTTCCCAGTTCTTCAACCGTCTCAATGGTGCTAAACATTTGGCCAGCAATGGTTGAAATGAGAATTACAGGCTCACGCATCAAAAACGGCTTGTCTTCCAGAGTAAACAGCTTTTCACCGTCTTTGTCCTCGGCCTTCATGATAAGCAAATCAACCATCGCCGCGATAGTCGGGTTGCCCATAAAGTCCTTATGCTTGCGTTGCAACTTGTCAACGTCAGCACAAGTCAAAGCACTAGTGTAGACAACCAATGGAGCATCCTCGCCCCACTCGGCTACCTCAATTTGCTTGCGGTTGTTTTGCCGTTTGGCGGCTAACCTTTGGCCTAGCGACATTAAGACACTGTGCCAGTTGTCAACGCGCCATTACCCTGCAAGGAAACAGACGCCTCAACCATGCCGTCAGCAGACGAATTGATTGTCTTGCCGGTAACAATGGCAGAGCCGGTCAAGTAAGCGTCGCCGGTTGTTGAACCCTCTGGGTAGACGTTAAATGTAATCTCAGAGCCGACTGCTAAAGCGATTTGGCCGTCGGTATCTGTCTCGTCCCAAAACACTTCTACAGAGCCGCTGAACGATGTCAAGCTGGGCTTGTAGGTGCGCGCTGCATCGCCCATCGTGGTGTCTTCAATAGTGTCTGCTGATTCTGTAATTGAAAAAGAACGAACCTCAGCAATGGCGTTAGCACCAACTGCGACCGAACCTTCTGAGCCTTTATGTGTAGCCATGATTTGCCTTTCAGTGTGTAGAGCTTACGTTGCCCCACGGGTAAAATTATAAAGAACACGAACCGTTACGAAAACCCCACCTATTGGGGCAATCGAGCCTTCATCAGTCTCAACGGTAACGATTTGAGAATCCAGCGCGTGGCCTCCTCGCGTCCTGTCTGCGTCCAATGATTCTTCAATCAACTCAACCAGTTCGTTTCTAGCAGTGTCTATTGCAGTGCCTTTAACGTAACCGATTAGCGAATAGTCAATTGTACCCTCGCGGGTGATATTTGTGCCGCCAATAGTAATGTCGTCTCTGCTTTCACCAGACGATTGAACCAATATGGCTGGATACTGTGCATTTGATAGCTTTTCAAAGTCAAAAGGCTCGCGGGTCACAAAAGTGATTCCTGCCGTGCCTAGCAACGTTGATGCTAAATTGGCCGCAATGGATTCTCGTTTGCTCATTTCAGCCTCTTAAAGAAAAACTTGCTAAGTCGCGCTTTTTCAGTTTGATTAAACCCAAAGAACGGCCTTTTGTCGTTGTTAAAAGCCGCCTTTTTAGCCTCGGTCGCCCTGCTAAAGTAAATCTGCGCCACCCCATTGCTAACGTACTTGCTTTGTATTGACCCTAGCATCTTGCCGGTGACGTTTAAGTTAACCGTCCCGCTACTGTCGCCACCAAACGAAGGTCTGTAAGTGCGAGCGCCTGGTTTGCTAGACGGCCAGCCTTGCCTCTTGTAAGCCCTGTACTTAGCGTCATAAGGCTTAAACCTGCCACTGTACCCAATGCCTTTTTCAGTGCGGTCTAGGATAATTGTTGTGCCGAATTGCGCTGTCTGCATTAACGTGCGCTTTACTTTTGCTGGGATGGATTTTTGCAACTTCCTCAGGTTGGCTTGCAACCTGGTTGAGTCTATGTCCATCTTTACATTCATCTGTACATGCGACCGAAGTTAACCGGCGCTTTTTCAATGTCTGTAATCGTTGAATCTTCGTCCTGGTCGTACTCTACGCCATCGTTAAAAACAGAGTCTATTTCCTCAGAGTATCTCGACTTGTAAAAATCAAGCATTGTCAGGAATCTGTCGCCATCAACCCAGTTCGTAAGCTGCGGCAAAGCGTACTTCCAAAGCACTAGATAAACGCTTGCGTCTTTCCACTGTGCGCTTGTCAGTAGTGCAGGGTTTAGCTCGCCAGCAAAGCCGGTCTTAGGCCACCACTTCTTGCGAATCTCTCGCTCAATGTCAGCCTGTGCGCGTGCGTGGTCAGCAGCAAACGACGCAACGCCGTAGGTCAGAATATCCGGTATTAAAGCTGTGAGGTCTGAATCTGTACTAAACGCCATTGCTTTGTCCTTAGGTAGAAATACCCCCACTCAATATGAGCAGGGGTAGTTTCAATTACAGACCTGCGTCAAAGTACATCTCTACGCCGTAGCTGTCGTCTAACTCGCCAACACCGTAGATAGCGGTTGCGTTCAACTCGAAAGCTCGGTTTGATGCATCACGCTGTGGCTCAATAACAAAGTCGCGCTTCATAGCCAAGGCAAATGCTTGCTGTGAGAAAATCGCGCCCTTGGCATCACCAGAGCCATCAATGGTTACGTTAGCTGACTCAAAGATGTCAATGCCAGCAATCGTTGCCACGTAACCTGTACGCATTGCCTCGTTCTGCAAGTCGCCACCGTTGGGGTTAACCATAGTATTGGTCAAGTTAGCCTTCAAAGCATAGGTCTGGTAAGGGTGGAAAACGCCGTATATGCGACCCGTTACCTTGTTAGCACGCAGGGTAGCAGCGGCTTGGAACAGGTAAGCAACCGTCAACTCGGTAGTTGTGCCGCCCAAAGAGGTGCTTAAACCATCAAACAAAGCAATAATGTCTTTGTCCATTTTGGTAGCGATAGCGTTACCAAGAACTGTTCCCAATTCTTCAGCAGGGTTACCGGCCCCCATAGCGGCCATGTCAGTCAACAGCACTTGAGCGCCAACTTCAGCAACTGTTACGGTAATGCTGGATGTGGAAACAGCGGTCGAACTCATGTCCGTACCTTCAGTCAAAGCGGCTGCCGTGATTGCTGGGTACTTAGGGACTTGTATTGTTTTACCGGCTTGTGTGCCAATGTCGTAAATAGTAACGAGGTTACGCAACAAAGATTGTTCTTCAGCCGTGTAACGGGCTTGTGCAACGATACTGACAAACAGGTCGTCAAGGGTGCTTGAGGTGGTAGCGGCCATAATAAAAACTCCAATTAAGAAAACAAAAAAATGTGAAAGTTATTTGCGCTTTTTACTGGCAGCAAAAGCATCTCTGCCTCCATTGTCCCAGTTACTTAGCATATCTGCCACAGACGTTGGTTTCTGTGTCGAACCACCAGCAGCACCACCTGAGCCAGCACCACCAGGGGTGGCGCGTACAAAGTGCGGATTTGCCGTAAGGAATTCTGTCATTAGGTCTTGCACCGATAACAGCTCACCACCATCATTGTAGCGAATTGTTCCTTTGTTATCAATAACCTCAACTGTTCCGTCATCTGACAGTCTAATTTGGCTTTTTAACAACGATGAAACCTGCTCTGGCGAGACTGCGTTTTTATTACTTGCGGCTGAAAGCAATGAACCCTCAACCTGAATCTGGTGTAACCGAGCCTGTAGCGCTTGAATCGTGCCTTCTTTTTTGGCAACAGTTGTTTTCAATACATCCTCAAACTCGCCTCTATCCTTTTTGCGCTCCAACTCAAGCTGGTCGCGCTGCTCCATAAGCTGCTTGGCCTCGTTTAAGTCGATGCCTTCTGTAGCTTTGTCAAAGCGTTTACGCTCTCTGGATAAGCGTTGCTCAATAATCTTGTCAACTTCAGCTTGGGTAAATGATTTACCCGCCCCGTCATCTACTGGGTTTGCGTCTTTTAAGTCTACGTCCGGACTGTCCATGTTTTCGCTCATGTAAGCACCTCTTTCGAGTAGTTGGGAAAATGGTTGCTAGTGCTCACTCAGTAAACACCGGCCTAAAGTGATGGCGACAATTATATCCGCCCCGAACAATGAAAGGGTCACCAGGCGCTTTACCAGCCCAGTTGCCCTGCCATATTTGTCTTATTTCTTCTTCAGTGTACGTCTTGCCAGCATGTCTACGGCAAAAATCACGGGTATCAGTAATAGTTGAGCCGTAATACTTGTATGCGTCAGCGCCTGATTCTTTGCCTAGTTGTATTGCAATAGAAGCGTCAAACTGCATTAGTGAGTCGTGAACTATCTGCGTAGAATAACGACGCATGTTGTTGCCCAGCTTGTCTGCGGCAAAGATGCTGTGCAGGCTTTTAATAGCGTCCTCAGAGGCTTTACCACCAGCGTTGGCTATATCCACCAGCCTTGCAACCTCAACCTTGTCTGAGGCGGCAAATACACCGTTTATCTTTTGACGCAATGCCGTAATTGAATCAGCAGCAGTT